AACACTACTACCACCAAATAAATCTTTAGTATTAGTAGGTTCATTGCCACCAGCCATGAAAAGATTTCCAGTGCCTCTAAGTGTATTCATACCTTGAAAAAATTGAGCCATACTATTTGTGACAAATATTAAATATTCCATTCCTTTTAAAACTGTAGGACTAGAAAATTCACCTAATGCCTTTAATAAATCTTTAAATGAATTTATGACTTCATTTACTTTTCCACTAGGTAAATTTAATGCGGCTGTATAACTTTCACCAATTCCCATTGCCTGTTCATGTAATGGCACCATGCGTTCGCTTTTTTCCATATTTTTAACGATTAAATTCACTAAACGCGCCGCAGTTCTCTCGAAAAGAAAGGAATTTTCTTTTGTAATATCTTCACTAGAAGTGATACCTTTTTTCGCATAAGCTGGCAATAAAACATCTTTCACGAAGCCTACGGGGTCTGAACCTAGTAAATCTTGATATTCTCTTTTTAATGCAGGACGCGAAGTTTTTAATTTTCTTCCAGACGCATCATATTGAATCGCTCCCGAATCTAACAATCCCAACCGCGTACCTTCTCGTGCCGCTGTCGTGCTCAATCCTTTGCCTGTCATTAATTGGTTATACATTGTCTGATAACCAGTACCAGTTCTAAAACCACTTAGTTCCTGCATAATAGGTGCTAATCTAAAAAATCCTTTATCTGTCATGTGATATGCAGCACTACCACCGACTGTCTGAAAATTCATTAATTCAGAAGGCATCATTCGACCGCCGGTTGCCGAATATAATTTTTGTCCTAAATTGAGAGAAGATTCTAATTTTGCAATATCAGAACCACCCCGCATTTCTGCAAATCGAACTAATTTATTTTGCTGTGAGCCACTAAAACTATGACCCATGATAGATTCATTTGAGAATTTTATTTTCGCAAGAGATGGTGCAAGTGCAATCGCTTGATCAACATTACCTGTTGCCATTGCTGTATCGACCATTGCCTCCATCAAATGAGTTTGAGAAATTCCGCGTAAATGCGTCGAACTTACAGCCTTTCTCATTTTTTCTGATTCGGCGTTAGAAAAACCCTGTGCTTTTACTTGGGCAAAACGTTGCTCATAAGCAGAATATTCTTTAAATCCACCCACACCGATCGCAGCAGCAGCCGCTCCGGCTATAAAATATGGATTCATGTGACCTAAACCAGCACCAGCAGCAAATGAACTAGCAGCACCACCACCAAAACCGCCGCCATGGCCACCTCCAGCAGCACGCCCAGCACCACTACCACGCACAGAATGCAATGCAGCGGCAGCACGTCCACTATTTCGAGCTACGGCATTGAGATTCGTAGCCAAGCGAGCAGCATTATTTGATGCAGTATTTAACCGACCAGAAGTTGAAGTTAACGATGAATTAAAACTGCTTATTGCTCCCCGCGCGCTACCTATATTTGTTTGCATACGAATAAAAATAGTAGAAAACCTGGCTAATTCTGGATTAATCATTTTAAGTTGATTGCTCATTTTTTCGAACATGGCAGTCAATGGTTTTAAATTATTCGTTAATTTTTTAATTTCTTCGTTGGATTTTTTAGTTTGCGCTAAAAATTGCTCCATCTTTTTTTGAGCATCACCTTTGAGATTGAGTGTCACCCAGACTTTGTATGCTTCCATTAGACAATCCTCAATGCAGAGCGATTATTCGTTATCCAATATTGCAGAAATAATCCTAAAATATAAATGATTTTTTGTTTTTCTGTGAAAAGTGCCAATCCTAAAAATGATCTTGCCGGAATATGTTGCGTTCCTAATTCTTGATATGCAGCAATTTCGCTATCCGATCCAATAACGACTTTATGCTCACCCAAATTAACGACGTGATGAATAGATTCACGCAAATCACCAGTGCGATACAGAGGGTTATAATCGGAATTATAGACGTAACCTTGACGTTCTTTATCTTTTTTTGTGGATTCTGCAAGAGGTTCCCATGGTTTAAATCCACCTGCACCTTGCTGCAAATGTCCGATATTTTCTTTCGATTTTCGCTCAACGGCATCACCAATGACCTCAAGGGCTTTTCTTTCTCGTTGTGAATATTGTTTTGTGACCTGATCAAGATGTTTTGTGAAGGCATCTAAATTTGTGAACTCTTTCAAGATGCCTCCTCAAATTGTTGACGCATGAAATTAAATTTGACTGGTTGTTCTAATTCTTTAAATGTAATGCAATAACCGATTCTGGTTGCATCATCTAAAGCAAAAGCCAGATCATAGTCTAATCCACGTGATACGAGATAAAGCGCTTCTCTCGTTTGCGCGTGGTTAACTATTTTTTTGCGGCGGCCATTACCTCCGCATCATTTTTTTCTTCATGAATTTTATTCAAATATTCCATTACGCATTCAATTCCTTCTTCGCCAATCCTTTTAAGAGTGGCGCGAAAAGAACTATATGACTTAGGGGGTTCTATAATCATGCCATCTACGATCGCTATATGCAGCATCGGAAAAGCATATGACAAGCACATAGGGCTTTTACTATCTTCGCCCATTGCACTCATCAAATCATATCGATCTAAAATATCAGGTTTTTTTAATCTTAATTTTCGACCAAGTGAATCTATCAATTCAACGCCATCAAATTTATTAATCAAAACTTTTTCACTTGGTTTTTTAACTTCTGACATTCAAACCCCTATTAACCATTATTAGATAAAAGATTCTTTCTACTAGCTTGGAAACTAATACTTTGACGTACGATTTCAGTGCCTGACCAATTACCCGCGCTATCGAGTGTAATAACAACGTTTGTATATTGATATTGGGAAACTGACCCATCAACTTCCGTCATTGTTTCGGTAATTGTCATAGGTACTTGATCAATACCTTGATAATAAGATGCTTCTTGCAAAGCTATATACTTATCCATTACGTTATTAGATCGTTGCAGCATGAAAGAACCTGACCAACCCACATGAAATTTTGGATGCCTGACGGTGCCATCCATTGCCACAACTTTATCTGTTGTCGCATCTTCCTTCGCTGTAAAACTTTCTAAAGTCACGAATTGACGCACGCCGCTAATATCGTTAAACACCAATTCGTGGTCTATACCAGTACTTAAGCCATTTGCAGGCATGAGCGCTACTCCTTATTAGACTTGCAATACTTGAGGTGGCAATGTGTCTACTGTGACATTTCCGCCAGCCTGTAAATTAACAACGAATTGTTGAATGATACTAAACAATACGACTTGTATATCAGCTTGCATGAAACCTAATGCGACACGTTGCGGCGGATTATTTGAACTATCTAATGTAACAGAAAACGCCGGTGAACCATCAAGTGTTCCAATCCATCCTAATTGTTGCAGATTAGATAAAAACGTATTTAATGTGGCGCGTGCCTGTTGTTGCACAGTTGGCGTTTGAGGTAAACCGATAAAAATTCCCAATCCCGCAACCAAAGTTTTACCTAAAAAGTTAACCATCCTAGGATAATTATCAAATTCAGTTAATGGATTGCCAGAAGTATTTACTCCCAATCTCACACCGAAATCGCTAGAACTTACGGGTAAAGGAGAAGCAATAATATCAACACCACCAGTAATAAGCTGAAGTAAATCAGCATCTGAATACATCCTCTGTTCTTGAGATTTTTGTGTTCCTACAAGACCACGCATAACTTTATTTAATGATGAACCGTTTGGCGGCGTAACTGCTAGAACACCACAAACATAACCTTGAGGGCTAATCACACGTAATACATTATTGAATGGGTCTTGAAAGTAAATCCAATCACCACCCTGCAATTTGAAATTATATGCACGCACTCCGGCTGCACTTGTCAGCGCACTCACCATGCCAGCAATATTATCTTGCAAGCCAGCAGTTTCAACGCCAATCATATAAACCGCTTCTTGCTGAGCAAAAATCGATTGATATGTCCATTGCGTCGCATCGGTTGCGTCAGCAAGCATGACAATACTTGCTAAAGAATTTCTTAATGCGTACATGCCAGTGCGAGGGGTAGCTACATCACTTCCAACGAGAGTGGATGAAACCACATTTAATGCACCATCTGTTCCCCCTGATAAAGAATAAGGATTAGGTGGAATATTCAAATTAGGGGCGGCCTGAGAACCCAATACAAGTAATCCCGTTGCTCCGCCTGAACCACCACCTCCAGAAACAACAAAAGCCGAGGAAGTCGTAAAACCCGTTCCGCCAGCCGCAACCTGGACTGATAATAAACCCCAGAAAACAGTTAGTGTTACGCCTGTGCCACTTCCAGAAGTAGCACCTTGCGAAACTGGACTAGATGGCAATGCAGTATAAGCACCAGCAGTATTTACAGTAACAGTATTAACACCGTAAACCGCAGTGTTAAAAGTCGCACCAGAACCCACTCCCGAAGTTGAACCTTGAGTGAATGATGCCGTGTTTGTCGTATATGATCCGGCAGTAGAAATGCTAAAAGTTGCAACACCAGAACCAGCCAATGTTAATACTGTTAATACAGCCGCAGTACCAAAAACACCGCCAGCGAGTGTAATGGTATCGCCAACTAAATAATTCGAACCAGCCGCATTGACGGCAGCACTAACAAGTTTTGTTGTGACTACGTTAAATATGCCGCTAATCGTATGCGAACCACCTGTGATTGTAACTGTATCAGTAGGCACATATCCGGTTCCCGCAGCTACTACAGCCGCTGAAACCATATCCATCGTTGCATTTAATGTTGCACCGCTTCCGATAGTT